ATAGTAAGTTTAAAGATTTAAACGACAGACTTGATAAAACTTTAAGTAGGACACAATTTGTGCAATAAAAAATATGGCTGGTGATATAACATTTAAATTTCCTTTAAAAAAATATAGTAGAGGGTTCCCGGATTCTCACAACAGCATCGTTGGTGCGACAAAAGAAAACTTAAAAAATCTTTTGTTGACAAAAAAAGGAGAAAGAGTGGTTAATCCAGATATAGGAACAAATATAGAAAATATCTATGGTGAAATGTTTGGAAATATTGATAAAGCAGCCATGACCAAAAGATTGACAGACGATATAATTTCTGCTGTGGATAAATATTTACCTTCAGTAAAAATAAATAATGTTATTATAAAAGATAGATATGATGATGAATCAATCGGGTTAAATCAAATTAATATAACTGTAAATTATTCTTTACAAAATTACCAAGGTTACGGTGATAGTTTAAATATAAGGGTAAGCTAAGAGATAAGATATGGCAAGAAAAGCAACAAGAAGCAAAAACATAAACTATGTTAGTAGAGATTTCGATTCTATAAAAGGTGATTTGATAAACCATTTAAAGAGATACTTCCCAACAACAATACAAGATTTCAACGATGCTTCAGGAGGTATTGCTCTTATTGAATTAATGGCTTATTTAGGTGATGTTCTAAATTTTCAAATAGATAGAAATATTAATGAAACATTCTTAAGCAGGGCGGTAGAAAGAAAGAATCTCATAGCTATGGCGGAAATTGCTGGTTACACTCCAAAAAGTGTGGTCCCATCATCTGTATTTTTAACAGTTTCTGCAACTTTTAATAATGCCATATCAGCTGATACTTTATGCACCTTGAAAAAAGGAAGTAGAATTACTAGCAATTTAGAACCAGCCAACTTTGAAATAATACAAGATGTTGATTTTTCTTCTGAAAAAAATAGAACCACTGTTGAAAACGATGGCCTATCTACAACATATTCTATATCTGGTGTTTTAGCCGTAGCGGGCCGTAGTAAAACTTTCGCCTATCAAATGGAATCTTCTCCAGCTTCATTTACAAAAATATTATTGCCAGATCGTGGTATAACAGAAGTTTATTCTGTTACCGCATCTGATGGAACTATTTTTACTGAAGTAGATAATTTGGCTATTGATACTGTTATGATTGGCGATAAAAATGTTACAAGCACTAGTGCAGATAGCGAATATATACTAAAAATAAAGAGGGTTCCAAATAGATATACCTTAGAAAGAGAAAGTGATGGTAGTTTGGCTGTTCGTTTCGGTTCAGGTAATTCTCCATTATCTGATGGTGAGCTTATACCCAATCCAGAAGATTTTACTCTACCACATACATTAAAAGGATATGTTGATGGATTTGCCCCAAGAACAGTTGATTCTTCTAATTTTTTAAAAACTAAATCTTTAGGTAATCTTCCAAAGGCGGGATCTACTGTAACAATTAAGTATAGAGTTGGCGGAGGTATAGAAACAAACGTAGGTTCTAATTTAATAAAAAGATTTGTCGAGAAGAAAGTGGAATTTAATAAATCAGATGCGATTAATATTTTTCCAGATGAAACACAAATAGTTTCTGATTCTGTAGTGGCAAATAACCCATTTGCAGCTTTCGGTGGCGAAGATCCAGAATCTAACGCTAGCATAAGAGAAAATGCTATAAGTTCTATTAACTCTCAAAATAGATGTATAACACTCAGAGATTATAAGGTAAGAGTAATGGCGATGCCCGCGGAATACGGTAAACCATTTAGAACTCTGGCTAGAAAAGATCCTTTTAAATCATCTGGTATAGAAATATTAACTGTTTCTAGAAATTCAAAAGGTTTATTAGAAAAAAGCAATAATGTTCTAAAAAATAATATGGAAACATATATAAAGCAATTTAAAGGTGTGACTGATAGTGTAAGATTTTCAGATGCTCAAATTTGTAATATTGGTGTTAATTTTACTATATTTGTGGCAGCAGGATTTAACAAAGAACAATCTTTAGTAAAATCTATATATACTATAAGAGATTATTTTGATATAAGAAGAACGGATCTTGGTATAACTATTTCTAAATCTGATCTTCTAAGAGACTTGCAAAATTTAGAAGAAATAGCGGCGATACCTATGCTGGAAATTATAAATATAACTGGCACCGTAGCTGATAGAGAATACTCTTCTTATTCCATCAACATACCTAGCATAACAAAAAATAACATAATGTATTTTCCATCTGATGTTATACCAGAAATAAAATATCCAAACCTCGACATTAGAGGCAATATAGCATAAGAGATATAATATGAGTCATGTAAGAATATATGCAGAAAAAGACACATACATAACTGAAAAATCTTTAACAGCAAATAATGGAAATAATCCAGTATTAGAGGTTTGGAATAAATACGATGCTCTAAAAAGTAAAAAAGAGTGGGCCAGAATATTAATAAAATTCCCCTTTGAAAATATAAAAGATTCAGTGGATAATGGCGATATGCCAGATCCAAGAACAGATACTAGTATTTCTGCTTTTATAAATATGAAAAACGTAAAACACGGAGAAAGTGTAGCTTCTGATTTTGATATATGGGCTTTACCATTAACAGCGTCTTGGGTTGAAGGTAAAGGTTTAGATTCTGAAACTTATGAATATGAAGATGTAGCTAATGCTCTTTCAGCTACTAATACTATGTCGTGGGAGGATTACAATGGAGGGGCTTCTGGTGGTAATGTGGTATTGGGCGCCCATAATAAAGAGTGGGATAGTAATTCTGGTAGCCAATATTTTGAGCACGGTGAAGAAAATCTTAAAATAGATGTTACCAATTACTTAAAAGAATTTTTAGATGGTAATAGTGCTAATCACGGTTTTATGATTAGGATGTCAGATATACAAGAGGCAAAGTCAGTTGCCGAAGCCCAATCTCTTGGGGTCAATGAATCGGTAGCTACTACTGATTGGTTTAGTAAGAAGTTTTATTCAAGAGAAACAAACACAACTAATGTTCCATTTGTTTCTTTAGAGTGGGATTCTTCTATAAGAGATGATAGATCAAGAATACCATTTTCTGGTTCAGCTTCTTTATTTTATTACAATTTTAAGAATGGTCAGTTGGTCGATTTAGACGGTGCAGGCAAGTTTCCTGGCACTATTTCTTTAAGTGCAGACGGAGAGTTAATAGAGCCTGCTGGCCTTACAGCTGCTCGTTATTCTAAGGGAGTATATGTTCTTAACATAGGAACTGCTAAAAATGATAATAACTTAGATATACCTTTGACTGGTATTAATATTTCTTTATCATCAGCACAAAGTTTTTCTGATGTCTGGACCATAACGTCTACTGATGAAGCTTTGATAACTAGCAAAACTTTTTACTTTGATACAAAGTTGCCGCAAGTTGACGCAGCCAACTTTTACGAGTTAAGTAAGTATATTGTAAAAATGCCCAATCTTAAAAACTCGTATGAAAAGGGAACAAATACTTTTATAAAACTTTTTATAAAAGATTTAAACGCCAGACTTGAATCAATTACTGGATTAAGCAATAATATGAGCAGTTTTATTTGCAATGATGGTTATGTAGACATAAGAGAAAAAATAACAGACGCTGTTGAGGTAGAGAATATAAAGTTATCTTACGACCAAGAAGGCAATTACTTTCCCTTAAACACAAATAACTTATATAGAGATGTAGAGTATAAAATAGTGGTTAGGTTGAATATAAGGGGAGAAGTATTTTATTATGATCAACCAGAATCTTGGTCTTTTACTGTAAAATAGGGGCTTTATAAATGTCATTTGGTTTATCATTAGAGGATTTGACAAAATCGCTTTCTGGTATAGGATCAGAAAGTGGTAGTTATGTTTCTCTTTCCGTTTCCGAGATAAGTAAAGATTCTGTTCCTAAAATAAATTGGGGTGATTTTTCAGAACATACCATATTCGGTAACGCTCAGCGTAGATTTGCCGCGGCCATGAAAAGGCTGCAAGACGAATATCCCATCGGCTTATCTGGAACCTTATTTGCTGATGTTAACGCGTTGTCTGCCGAGAATATATTACAAGTTGATGATTACTTAAAAAAATCAAACGGATTCGATCTTTGGCTGTTAGAACAAATGGGTAAGTCATCTACTGGTAGATACGCCGCAACTAAATCTATAACTGCCGAATCCACCAATGAAAAAGGTGAAATTGTACCTTTAATACACATACATAGAGATGAGTATAATAATTTAACAAACTCCGTTCAACAATCTATTAGTGCCTTTATACAAGAAAAAGCAGATTTATATGAAGAAGAATCTATATCTTTAGTAGACTCTACTCCAGGAACTAGCTATAGCTACTATGTAGACATTCAAGGCGGTATACATAACGACAATATATCCTTTGATGACTTGATAGAAATACCAATAGCCAGAAATCCTGGGTTAGAAAATTTATTACCAGAAGTTCTTTTTTATGGGGATGAGGAAGACAATTTAAAGAAATTTCTAGATGTTCTTGGCGAAGAATTTGACATATTAAATACATATATAAATCAAATAAAATACTTAAAAAAACCCAGTTATGATAATATAAACACGACCCCAGATGAGCTATTGTCTGTTGTCGCGGAAGAATATGGCGTAGAGTTGTTTGACTCTGCCGTTGATAAGTCTATTGAAAAATGGTTGGTTAATTCTTCTTCAGGCGAACCCGCCCAAGAAATTACTTTTAAAATATGGAAAAGAATTTTAAAATCTGTTGTTACTTTGTTGAAAAACAAAGGAACAATGAAAAGTTTAAGAAGTATTGTTAATTTATATGGTTTAAGTGATAAGATAGTAAAACCAGAAGAGTATAGTATTTTTAACAAGCCGGTTCAGACAAGGCAGGTTGATTATGTTGATATACCTGTGTTATATTCAAATGGAACAAACTATGTTCAAACTGTTG